TCACTATTAAGGAGGGCTAACAATGGATAGTTTTTTACACAATCATCAAGCCGCGCTTGATAGCCAAAGAGAAGCGCAGGCGATTCGAGATCGCGGCGATGATGAAGATGACAAGTTTTTTAATCACGAATACGATTTAGAAGACGATGATTTTTTCGATGATTGAAACACCTTCTTTACTTTCGCCATGTGGCTCTTATCAGGTTGACTTTTTCCCAATAAAAGGTCGATCTGATCTTTTTTTAAGATGTGGTGTTTTTGAAGGTTTAATCGAATTTCAGGAATGTGTAACGCACGTTGAAATGTTTCGCGAAGTAGAAAGCAAAAGATTTAGAAAATTTAGAACAATAGGGCAAAATAAAATCCCACAGGAAATATCAATCTAAGGGGCGTAACGTGTGTTGCGCGTGTTCTGATCTTCTACTGTCATCCCATAAGACTTTGTAATAATAATGAACTGACCCTGCGCTGTTTGTTTTGGTAAATACTTCTGTGATCTTGCCGTTTCTATAACGTGGGGGTATTGCTGATGAAGTGTAAGAAATTTTTTTAACTGATTGCCCGATTGCATATTTTTGCCCGACTAGAAATGCCATAAGAGTTTGTTTTGTAGTTTTTTTATTTTACCAAATTAGTCAAATAGGTTATTGACGTATCTATTTAATTATATTATAATAGAATTGTTCTTAAGGAGGATTTATGAAAACTGAAAAAATAGTTTGGTGTAACGGCGCAATCGGGTTTGACCATTGTGGTAATTGTTTCAAGGCAAGAGTCCTTGACGATGCTGTAATGTATCGTCCCGCACGCGAAGGTTATGTTTGGGTAGAAAGAATTACTACTCCCGCAGATAATGAAGTTGAACGCGATGAAGAAGGTAACGAGGTTCCTTGGCGCGTTGAATGGCCGATTGAAACAGGCAACGGAATCTGCGGAGACAGATACAAGTTTTTAACAGGATTTTAATTAATCCTGTTGACATATCTATTTAATTCTATTATAATTAGATTGTACGAAACCAACTAAACCAATGAGATTTAAAGACGGCGAAAAAATCCACGTTACCAAGGAAACAAGAATTGATCTTCCTGATGGTAGACAACAAATAACATTTGAATATGCAGATGGATTTGTCTACACTTTCAAACACGTTAAATACTGGCATCCTTATGAACTTAAATATCCTTTTAGAGATATGAAGGCTCAGAACTGGAAAAGCTATGTAAAGCTAGGCCAAAAATTAAAGGCTTTGGGGGTATTAGATTTTGAAGCTGAAGATTACAGCCTTGAAAGAGTTATGGACGCTTTAGAAAAGCATATGCCTATGAATATCCGACCTTATGCTTATCAAGGCGACAAAAGAACTTGGAAGCAAATAGGATTCAAAAACTTTAGAAAAGAAATATTAGGTTAATTGTTGACATACTTAATTAATTCTATTATAATAGGAATGTAAGCAAAACAAATCAAACAAAATGAACATTCAACTTGAAGGACTACAAAACGGATTCACAGTTGTTGACGGCGGTAAAACTGCTCAACAACTAAACGGCTTCCGTTTTACTGTTATCAGAACTGCTGACAACGGCTTATTTCATTTTGCAACTGCAAAGCAAGTTAGACAACTTTGGAAGTAGGAGGATTAAACAATGGCTAATCGAGAAAAGGGAACAGCGGACGCTGACAAGTATTCTGAACTGATTCAGGTGCTTGTCAAACCCGCAACAAAAAAAGAATTAAAGACACGCGCGATCATTGAAGGAAAAACTCTTTCTTGTCTTTTGCGCGATGTATGCGAAGAAGAAGCAAATAAAGAATACGAGGTTCAATGAAAGAACCAGAAAATTCAAAAGCGGGTCGAATTGAATTTGACGTAAAAAGACAATTATGGATTGTTTTTAATGGCAAAGAATGGGTCGAAGTCGATCTTAAAAAACATCGTTGCAATTTCAATAATCCGAATATGAACAAATATTAAATATTGAATATTGACACCCTGCCATTTTGTGCCATTGTGTGGATGAATTAAACCAATTATGACCACAAACAAACCAATTCGTGTACAAATCAAGCCACAAATTGTCGCTCTTTTAAAACAAATTAAACCAGAACATCAGACTATGGCTACTTTTATCAACGATCTACTTTATCGAACATCTAAGGGGTTGACACCGTATGCTACCCTGAATTTATCAAGCGAACAAAGTTCGCCAGAAAAAACAAAAGAAAAAAAACAAGAGAGCGCAGATAAATTCTCTAATATAGAATCTATTAATAAGAATAAGGAAAAGAAAAAAATTGATCCTTTTTCTTCTGCGAACATTAAAAAAGAATTAATTCCTGATGATCTACAAAGACACGCAGATTTAATTGTTGAATGGTGGCCGATAAGACATAAGAAAAAAGCAACTTGCAGCGAAAAGGTCGCGCAACGCATCTTTAAAACTCTAAGGACGTTTACCCTTGATGAACAAATTAGAGCGCTAGAAATGGCGATTATCGGGGGATATAAAGATGTTTACAAACCTAACGACAAAAAATTTTTTAAAAAAGAAGAACCAGTTGTAAATCATCCCGCTTCAAGGGTATTTACGGCAGAAAGGGGGTTTGAATAATGGAACGACTAGCTGATTTAGGGTCTATTATCAGAACCTTAAAAGCGGGATTACAAAAGCCGAACCCTGCAAACCCTGATCGCAAGATGTGGACGCTGACCGATCTCGACAAGAAAACAGACGGATGGAAAACTGTCGAGGACGATTGCAACAATGCAAAATCACGATTCCCGAAAGGTTATCAGGGCGTAAAACATCGAAACCTCGCCCGAACTCAACAGGTTGAAGAACGTGTTGAACTTATTGACCCAAAAGATTATCCAACAAATTAAACCAATGGAAACAAACGATTTACCACTTTTTAACTACACCGTAGTTCCAAGCAACGAAACAGAAACATCAAAAGATGCCGCTGAATCTATCAAAGACAAAATAAACGGGATGTGCCTTGAGGTCTTACGATGTGTTAGAAACTATGAAGATGGGCTGACTTGTGACCAAGTAGAAGAAAAACTTGGGATGAAGCATCAAACAGCATCAGCCCGCCTTAATGACTTGTCAAAATGTCAACCCGCGTTCCTTCAGCATCGTTTCGATTC